ATAATGTCGTTTTTTGTTAAAGTCTTTTTAATAGCGTCTATAGTTCGATTGAAAACTATACGATACTCTTGATGTCGTTTAAGATTTCGAATGTGAATGTCACTGATGTGATATATTTTTTCGATTTTATCTATTCCAATATTGATTTTTGTCATAATCCTAATTTGTACTCTATAAATTTTGAAAATGTTAATGGCTTTGTGCTTTTTATCAATTTACACATAGATTCAAATCCAATTTCTGCAGGATCCTTTTCATGTAAATCTACAAAATAAACCTCTACGCCATTATTCATGAAATATTCGGCATGTTCCAATGCTTGTTTCTGAGCATCTTTATCTAAACAAATATATAGTTTTGACACTTTATATTCTATTATTTTCTTTCGCAAATCCTCTGATATCGTTTTTCCAAATAATGGAATTGCATTTCTTCGAACTGCTATCGCGTCAAAAGCTCCTTCAACTAATACTAAAGGTAGCGACCAATTAATAAGCAATTCAAATCCTACAATATTTTTTGAGGCTTCTGGATTTTTATGTTTGAAACTTTCAACGTCATAATACGCTCTTCCAACAAAATAATTTAATTTTCCTAGTTCATCATATGATGGAATGATAATTTTTTTACTATATTCGCCAGTTTCGCAATACCCAATTCCATACTTTACAACTTCAGACAATGTTATATTCCTTTTGCTACGAAGATAGTGAATAGCATTTTTATATTCTGTCGAGTCGGAAGTTTTATAAAGTGGAATGTATTCTTTTGGCAATTCGACTACCGTGTCAGAAAAAGAATTCTTTTCATAACTCTTCGGTTGAATTTTTAAAATTTTATACAGTCCCGAAACTTTGTCTCTACTTACATTCAAAGCTTTGAATAGCGATGACATTTTTTTGCCGGCGGCATTGCAAATCCAGCAATGCCAATGATTTTCTCCTTTGTCTGTAGTAACCAATTGCACTTCTAACTTCTTTTTCGTCGAATGGCAAAATGGGCAATGAAACGCTACATTTCCTTTATTTGTAACTTTCCCTTTTCCTAAAACAGACTCTGTTATATGTAATAATCTAGTATCCATCTTCAAGAAAATATAAGATAAACAATACAAACTACAAAATTATTCTTGTATCCAGGACTCAGGAATTTCCTTTTCAGACCATTTAAATCCGTATTTCACGCACCAATCTGCATACGTCGTTTTTGACGTTTTACTGATTTTAGCTTTCGCATTTTGAAATAAAAATCGAATATCCAATTCTGGAAACTGTTCCTTAATGAGTAGGTGTTTTTTACGATCCGCAGTTAAGAAACGGCCTTTAGTTTCTATAAATATTCCATTCGGTAAACGAAAGTCTGGATGATATTTATGATGAGTTTCTGGTTTGGTGTATTTGATTATATGCTTTTCATACTCACCATCTATTCCTTTTTGTTTCAGCGATTCATCTATTTGATGTTCTAATCCTGAACGAAATCCGTATAATGCAGCGACTGCTTTTTTCGAGAATTTTTTACGTGCCATAACCTTTTTTATAATTATATATCAAATCGAACTATTATATTTAAATCGACATCATCTCGTTTTTTAATTGGGGTACCTAATTTCCCAACAGCTAACAGACGCCCATATTTGTCATACAACCCAATAGTTGTTATGTAAGGCGAAAATTGTTCATTTGCGACAAAAGATTTTGGTACTTCTGAATTTGGAAAATTGTCTAATCGAATCGTATCATTGGAAGTAAAATTGAATTCATCTTCCTTGAGTTTACAAATATATTCATGCTCATAAAGAGTGACAGTTGAATTATATCCTAAAGAAAACTGTGAAAGTTTTGCAGATCCAGATACTCCTGTAGTATATGTATAAACTTTATCGTTGAATGGTCTATTAGCAGGCGTGCCGTATTTTGGTCTAGGGTCAGATAATACTATCATACCATGCTCATAAAATACATTTCCTACTGCGTTGGTATTTGTAACCATTAAATTTTCCGACCCCGTAAAAGCTAGTTGAAGTATTTCGTCTTGAGAAAGTGCCTTTTTGAAAATAAAAAAGTCATCTAACCAACCTTCATACATTTGCGATGTAGAAGTACCAATCGATCCTAAAAACCAATCAGCTTTACTGTAAATATTTCCATCGGAGGGTAGTGTATCCGATGCCGCTATGACTCCATTAATGTATAATTGAAATGACGATCCTGACTGCTGAACTAAAACGTGAGTGTTTTGACCCGCTAATACCGGAGCACTTAATGATGTCCTTACTGATCCATTAGATTGTTTACATACAACTCGAGTGGTAGAAAATGCAGAAGCCGGATTAAATGTAATCTCAACGGGATACTGAGAAGCGTTAACATTAATATCACCTGTTTGAGTTAAAGTTCTCGACAGATAATTTCCCGTAGCCGTTGTTCGTTTCGTTAAAATATAACGAGGTCTAGTGCCAAAAAAACTAGATATTGAATCTGATTTCATCCAAAATGACACTGCAAAGTCTTCGCTTTTTTTGAAATTGATTAAATCATGGTTTGGTATTCTAATATATGATGTTCCGTTGAAATACGCAGAATTTCCGTAATTTATAGACGACGTTGAAATAGAATTTGGATACACCCAAACGTTTTTTGACGTAACTGAATATTCAGGAATGATAGTATCGACATAAATTGGAATAATATCATTGGTAGATGTCGTTAATTGCGATATACTGTCGGTCCAATTACGACTGTACGTGGAAGAATTAAATCCTAAGTACAGCATTTCATGTGAAATAGAACTACTTAATTCAGTGTCAATTAAATTTCCCTGCCCGTCGTCTGTTAACGTTATTAAATTTGTATATAAACTGTTGTTTGTTAATGTTAAAACAACAGATCCTGGTTTTATTGCTTCGCCGAATTGTGTCTGTGGAATAGATATTACTGAAGCTTCATCAAAAATAGTTCGTTCAATAGCAACTGGATCGCTATATCCAAACGTTTCAGCTGGTTTACCAGCTCGTTTATAATATAAATGATTGAGGCTATACCAAATAACCGAAGCTGGTAAGTCTTTTGATGTATTAAATAATAATGAAGCAGAATCGGCTTGTAATTGCCACGTATCTAATGTAACTTTCAATCCGGAATATGAACTCGGTTTTGGTCTGATTGCGACTAAACGCTCTGGCCCTCCGGTATCTAGACTCGACGTCGTGTCATACCTCCAAGATTTGTATACTTTAAATGGAGTGATTGTACGATCTTGATAATTAATATTTTTAAATACACCAGGTTTTCCCATGACTAAAGTAGATAGGCTCTTTAATATAAATATCAAAGAGCCTATTTATTAGTGTTTTTTAAAAACGTTAAAAATCTAATTTTACTTTCACCAAGGCTTCCTTACTAAACGACTTTTGTACAGCTTGAGATAGTTTGGCAACGGCAAGAAGTTCTTGACGATCATTATACAATCCAATAGTTGTAATGTAAACTTTTGGGTCTCCGATAAAAGTAGGCTGTGCAAGCTCTCCTACAGATCCGGTAACAAATGATGGGTTGTTTGAAAAGTTATACTCCGCATTTTTTACTCGAACAAAATAATGAGTCGATGTTATTGTCTCTGCATTACGAGCTTGAAATGCGTTATTACTGCTAGCTGCCATAGCGCCGGAAACGGAAGTGAAAAGTTTCCAAGCATTATCACCGGCAATATTCGATCCAGATACAATATTAAATGAAGCAGACGCGTTTAACACTGTTCCGTCTAAAATTACAACGCCGATATCAGGATAGCACAATCCATAATATACAGGCGCGGTAGAATTAAAAATTCCGGAGGTAATTGACCCAGAAACGACATTGAATACCCTGCCAGCGCCAGTTAAATTTGTTTCTTGAGTTTGACCTGAATCGTCTATTAATGAAATTAAGCTAGTTCCTTGATATTGAACATTAGATCCGGTAAATACATTATTAGCAAATGAAGCTCCATTTAAACTTCCCAATGACAACTGCCAGTTGCCTGGGTCTAATTTATCTTTAATACGAGCTCGATTAAAATTAATAGCAAAGATAGAATTAGTATCGCCTAACCCCGTAGTAAACGTTGTATCTCCAGGATTGAGTAATAGAAGACGATATTGGGAATAAATCGCGCGAGTTGGCGAATCGTTTAAAGTACCAGCAGCGGATGAACCTGACCCTAATCTATGCCCATATGCAATTGAAAATTGAGGCTCTGATGTTGTTGAATTGCCATTCCAAGCTTCGTAATAATAAGCTTTTGAAGCATTTGTCTGAAGTGAGCTCGTAAACATTACAGACATTGTAGCTGCATTACTAGAAAATAACCCGGTCGTAACTATCGTCTTTTGATTTCCGACTATATCTGAATTTAAATCAAAACGAGTAAACACTCTACCGTTAGAAGAGGACCTTAAAGGGTCGTTATTTCTTTGGCGCTGATCTGCAATTTCAATAGCACGAGATTCGATCTCTGCTTGAATCGCGGAACTATTTGCAGTAAATGTAGAAGCAACAGTCGGCCCAGCTTGAAGATTCGTTGGTGTCGTAGGTCTAATAAGTCCCATTTTTTATTTTATTATTGCGCGTTTGTAATAGCAACGTTAGTTGCGGTTGCTAATTGAGTTTTCTTAACAAGTAAATTAATAGTAGCTCTACCACCAGTTTCATTACCTATAATAGTAATTGTAGCGTTAACGTCTGACACAAGTTGCTGTTTTGCAATGATATTGAAGCTAAATCCAACTGCTGATACAGATTGAGCTGATTCTTCGTCGCCAATGAATCTCGGTACCGTAGGGCTTACCCCGGCATTAACAGTCTGAACTACTTGCAACGTAGCTGCGTCTGAATCAGAAAGAATAGCCGTATATCCCAATGTAGCGTTTCCTGAAGTAAAGTTTGTTGTCGTTGGTACGATAGTGGAAACTTGACCCGGAGATACTAAAGTAATAGATGTTTGAGGTACATTAATTACAGGTATTCTTGCCGTACGTTTCGGAAGCGTTACAAGTTTATAACGCATAATATTTGACTCATCGGTAAATGCTTCTACAAGAGGCATATTTTCGATGATAATTCCGTAATAATCAGAGCCTAGCGGATGTGCAGGATTCCATAG